AAGCGACTTTTGTATACAGACAGGAAGATATGATACCAGTTAATCCTGATTCTAAAATATCAAAAAATGAATCAGATGGTATTGAAATGAAAGCTCCTTTATACTGTTATAAGTGTAAAAGCTTTGATACTGAACTTAGTGGTGGAGTCGAGTGGAAAGATAAAGAATATGAAGGTAGTAGATTCGATGGAATGCCACACCAAGTGAGATATAAAGTAACAAATTTTAAATAATGAAAGCACACTTTTTTGATATTGATGTCATATTAAATACTAATAGTATGGTTTGGGTTGTTGATAAATCCGCTCCTAGTATACCTATATTAAAAATACCACAATCCGAATTTAATTTAATAAAGAAGGGTATTTATAAAGGTCAGGAAAATTCTATGAAGTTTGGTGGAAGTGACTATTGGGTTTCTTCGGATTTTATGGATAAAATAAAAATTAAATCTAAAAATCATCAAGCTAATTTTTCCAATTTAATATTTTCTATGCAGGAATTTATGAATAAGGAGTTAATGGAGAATTTAGAATACACATTAAATTTGGATAATATCTTACATCTTAAAAATACAGATGATGATATTTACTTTATATGTTCTAGAAATAATAAAAAGAACTATGAGGTAATGATTTCTAAAATAGAAGAGAAATTAAAAGAAAACGGATTAAAAATTAAAAAGTATTATTTTATCTCCGAAACATTCTATAATAGAAATAGTGATGATGTGTCTTATAAAAAAGTTAGACTATTATTACAACATATTATTGGATTAAAAACTGAAGGAGATAAATTTATCGAAGAAGAATTAGAAAAATACACAGAGTTGTATTTCTATGATGATGAGGACTATGCTATAAAACTAGCAATCGATTCAAATAAACTTTTAACTGTTTTACTTTCCAATACTGATCCTAATCTAAAAGATAGAATCAAAAGTGAATTAAAAGAAGAAGAAAGATTGCTTTTTGTTAATTATGTTACCGGTAATAGAGTTAATCGATTCATCACAACAAAAGTGAAAATTGAGTTTAGTAACTTGATTAAGGCTTTTGAAAGTTTTAAATGGAGATAATTACTTAGAGTCTTTATCTTTACCTATCATTGCGTTTTTAATCAAATCATTCAGTTTTCTATTATCCATTATAGATCCATTATCTGATTCTGGCATTTCTCCTGAGAAGTCATCAATTGCTTTTTGTACATCTGGACTTTCTATCTCATTCAAACCTAAATCTTTTCTTAGTCCTTTGTAGAATTTCTCTAATTCAGTTCTTTGAGTAGATGAGAATTTAGAGTTTTCTCTAATTTGACCAATTGTTTGATTGACAACCTCGTGCATTCTTGCTGAATTATCACCATTATCTACTTGTCTTAATTGTGATAGGAAGTTTTTTCTAGTCATTTTTGATAAGAAAATAGTCTCGGCGTAGACTGTAGCATCTTCTCTCATTTTGTTTTTTATATATGGATGTTCTTTTAATTGAGGTACGTCACTTAGGTATAAGTCAACCAATGATTCTAATATATCCATGGATTGTTGAGCAGCAACTGTCATGTCTGAATCATAATCATACATCTCAATTGCTCCTAAATCTGGTAAATCTTCAGGTCTTGCTAAGTGTTTACTTATATCAAATTCCCCGCTTTCGGATTGGATTTCATCAAATTCATCCTTTATTCTATTTCTTTCATTTTCTGCTTTTGACATAGAAGGTGGTTTTTTACAATATATATTAAAAAGATATTGTTCCTAAAAATTATGGCAGTCAATAAACAACAAGAAAGACAGATGATATTCACTACTAAATTGGTAGATGAAGCAACAGATAAAATCAATGATGGTGTGGTTGTTAAGAGATACCAAAACCCTTGGTTGAAAAGTGAAGTAGGTCTTCGAAGAGCGGGAGCTTCGTTTAAGATGACTCCTGATGAACAACAGGAGTATGTTAGATGTGCTTTAGATGTTCATTATTTTACTGAAAAGTATTGTAAAGTTAAAACAGAAGACGGATCTATTGATAACATTATACTTAGGGATTACCAAAAAGAGATGCTTGATAGTTTTGTTAATAACCGATTTAGTATTTTGATGGCTTCTCGTCAGGTAGGTAAAACCATATCATCTTCTATTTTTATGTTACATACAATTTTATTTAGTAATGATAAGAATATAATGATTGTTGCGAATAAAGGAGATACTGCTGTTGAGATTGTTGATAAAATTAAATCAATCTACTCTTTATTACCCTTCTTCTTAAAACCAGGTATTAAAACTTGGAACCAGAAGTCATTGACATTTGAAAATGGGTGTAGAATTAAAACATCTGCTAGAACGAAGACTCCAGCAATTGGTTTTACCATTGATGTGCTTTACTTAGATGAGTTTGCTCACATTCCTTCGAATATTATCGAACCTTACTATACTGCGGCTTTCCCAACCGTATCAGCCGTTCAAAATTCAAAAATTATTATTACATCAACTCCAAATGGTATGAATTTATTTCATAGATTATTAACAGATGCTGAAAGACCAGATGGTGATCCATTGAAGAATAACTATAAAGCGATGAGAGTTTATTGGTATCAGGTACCAGGTCGATTTATAACTTATATTAGATTAAATGCTCATAAGATGTATGAGTATGGTGTTACTAAAGAGGAAATATTTCAATTGGTACAAGATCAATGGTCTCAACATACAAAGGTTGAGATGAAGTATATCACTGATAATATGAAAGATGTTATCTATGTCTATAATAATGATAAGTGCACTGATGAAGAAGTTAAAAAAATGACTTTTGTAGATAAGAATGGATTTGATGTTCCTATATTGGCTATATCTGAGTTAACAACTTGGAAAGAAGAAGCTATAAAAGATATTGGTGGTGAGGATGCCTTCAATCAAGAGTATGGATTGAGATTTATTAATGCTTCTAAATCATTACTTAATGAGGCTATCATTGATGATTTATTGAGAAATAAGAAAAACTATATATTTGAAGAAATACAAGAGTTTGATAGAAAACTTAAATTTAGTTATGGTGACCTAAAATGGGTTGATGATGATGATTTATTTTTACCACTTAAAAGGAAAGATTATAAAATAGTTATTTCGGTTGATATCTCTGAGGGTTTAGGTCAAGATTACTCTATAATAAACATTTTTAGAGTTTCTGAAAAACCAATAGACCTTATAGAGACTCAAAAAGCTTCCTATAAATCTATTGTTGACTTCTTTAGATTAGAACAAGTTGGAATTTATAGAAATAATTTTATCTCGGTTAAACAATTGGCTGAACTTCTTTATATGATTGTCTTTGAGTACTTAAACCCGGAAAATATTAAAGTAGTGGTTGAGTTAAATAACTACGGTAATACTCTTTTTGCTGAACTACCTCATGTTTTTGATGGTAATAATAACTATGGGTCTTCTGTTTTTGTTAGATATAAGCATAGAGTTGATTCAACTGAAGAAAAAATGGGTTTAAAAGTCGGAGAGAATAAAAATCTTATGGTTAAAGATTATCAAGATTTAATGCAAAGTAAATCATTTGTTATAAATAACGAAGATAATATTAGAGAAATAACAACCTTTGTTAAACATACTACAACAGCAGGTAATACTAGATATGCCGCTGATGCTGGACATGATGATACTGTTATGACTATAGTTAATGCTACTACTATATTTAGTAGACACGACTTCACTGAAATGGTAGAAGATTGGTCTACTAAATTTGTTGATAAAGAGTTCACAAATTATGTCCAAGAAAGTCTTAAGAATATGGACTATGTTGATGGACTCGATTATGGTCAAGTTCTAAAAATAAGAAAGCAGCAGATGAATAGATATAAAGGTGGTCAGGGAAAAAACTGGTTTGGTTAATCATTAGATTCCATAGTTGCTGAAAGTCCAGCACCTCTTAGTTTATCTTTCATTGCTGAAATTGTTTCCAAGTCTCCGTATTTAACATCGCATTTTCCTTTATAGTGAATTATATGAGCACATTGATTAGCTTGTTCCAACTCATGATTACAAACTTTCATTAAGCAAGTAATGACCCAATCAAATGTATTGTGATCATCATTGTGTAGTATTAGCTTATAAGGCTTTGATAAAATTTCTTGTACTTTTGATTTTGTTTTCTTTTTAGTAATTGTTGCCATAAATATTCTTTTATTTTTGTTAATTATTTATTTTATCTCTTTTTATAAATCTATTAAAGTAACTACATAAAGGTTGAAGATTTGTATAGTGATTTAGTGATATTATATCTTCTTCTGTCGATGCGCATCTTAGAGGTTTGATGTGATCAATATCCCAAGTTTTGTTCTTCTCATATATTCCATCAATTGGGTTGCCGTAATTTTCCCATGTCATCCAAGGTTCGAATTTAGACTCTATGTGTATTTTAAACTCCTCTATCTGACATCCTAATATTTCTACACTTTTATATTTTTTAGAATAACCATTTCTTTTTAAAGAGTCCCTTATTATGCTAGAAATAACATGCTTTAACCTATATAAGCTATTATTCTTCATTTTATTTTTATGATACTTTGAATTAGCTTTTTTTACTTTATCTTGGTTGTTTTTTGACCAATCTTTCTTTATTTTATTTAATTTTTCCTTGTTTTTGATAGCATATTCTCTATCTTTTATTTTTTTGGATTCTTTATTCTTTAGTCTAATTTCCTTAATTTTTTCGGGGTTTTTTTCAACCCATTCTTTTTTTTGTTTATTTAATCTTTCTCTGTTCTTTTTTCTATATTCTTTGTCATATAATCTTTTCTTTTCTTTTTTCTCTTCTAAGTTCATGAATACTTTTTTATTTATATATTAAAAAAAGTGTTCTTTCTATCATCTTAAAAAATTTTAGTTGTTTTATTTATAACATCAACTACTGTAACTTTCATATGATGTTCTTCTGCCCATTCTTCAAACTTAATTAAATGTTCATGTCTATCGTCAAAAAGTATAAACTCATGAACGCCAAGTTCTTCGATTTTTTCTTCGAATAATTTAGTTTTAAAGTTGTACGTGTCACCACCCCAGTTCAAGTGAACTTCGTCAAATGATAAGTTATGTTGATTTAGAATACTCATAACATTAGCAAGCATACCTTCTTTCTTTTTAAGACGACCTGTTGCTAATATAACATAGTTTTCTGGATCAGATACGGCTTCTAAATATTTAGCGTAGACCCATTGATTTAATGGCACGTAGAATACTTCCGGGTCAATACTTTCTGGACGACCCCACCAACCATTATATGGCCAGTCTGTTCCGGTTTTCTCTTTCCAAATTTTTTCACCTTCTTCCGGTTTTGGTGTATGACAAAGTGTATCGTCAAAGTCAAATGATATTAATCTTTTATATTTCATTTACTATTTATAAATTTTATCGAACACAAATATAGTGAAAATATTAAAAAAATAATAATTTATCACGAAACATTTATTATTTTATATATATCAGCAAAATTAAAAAGTTTTTATGAAGCTAGATATTAAATCTGTACTAATCTTGGTATTACTTGGATTTTCACTTATATTTTTCTATATGTGGTATTTCAGAGGTAGTGATACTTATAAAGATGAGCTAAAAATTTTAAAAGAGGAAAACAAATCTCTTCACGATAGAAGGGATTCTATATCATCTCACCTAAATTCACTTAATATTAATTTTGATGAGCTGAAAAAGCAAGATTCTTTATTAAAAATTAAAATTTCTTATCAAGAGGTGGAAATACAAAAATTTAAAAATAAAGCCAATGCTTCTAAAGAACAACTTAATAAGTTATTAAAGGAGTTGGAAGAAACAAGAAACAAAATTCAAGAATTAAAAAATAATCCTCCTAATAGAACTGGTCAGGATTTAATTAACTCTCTAAAAATTAAAACAATGAAATGAAAAATTTAATTAAATATGTTATTTGTGTATCTTTTTTATTTTTAACAATGAGTGTTTCTGCTCAAGTAATAGATTATCCAAGATTTGAGACCGATTCATTAGGTCAAAAAGTTATTGTGATGACAATTGAACAAGCACAAGTACTTGATAATCAAACAGACTTAATACCTCTTTTTGAAAAACTTAATATTCAGATAGGGTCCGTTGATTCTGCTTGTATTAAAGTTGTTAATGAAAAAGATGTTGTGATTGCTAGTCAACAAGTTCAAATAAATGATCAAAAATCTTTATTATTAGTTAAAGATAAGGAAATTTCAAACTTACAAGGTCAAATAATTGACTATAAAAATACAGAACTTACATATATTAAAGAAATAGAGAATAAGGATAAAGAAATAAAATTACACTTAGATAAAATACACAGTCAAAAAGTAAAGATGTTTATAGGTGGTGGTATCGGAGGAGTGGCAATAATAGGATTGGTTTTATCTTTATTAATGATTCACTAAATGATAAAAAATGAGTTTTAAGACTTAATATATATCCTATAAAAAATATTCAAATAAAATGAAGCATATTAGAACATTTGAAACCTATCGTATCAAAAAGAACAGAGAAGAAATTATTAAAGAGTCTGTTTTTCAAGTAAACGACATTTATAAAGTTAAGACTATGATTGATATTCCTCAGTCATTGATTAATGCTTATGTGAAAAAAGTAAAAGATACTACAGGTAAAAACCTACGTCAATTTTTTGGTGATGTTGACATCGCTGAAGAAATTGTTAAGTATATCAATATGAACAACCTGGATGTTGAAAAAATTCCTGGTGGTGCATTAATGGGTGGTCAAGCACAAGGACAAACTCAAGGTCAAGCTCAACCACAAGTTCAGACAGAGGGAGAGGCACAAACTCAACCACAGGCTCAACCAGAAGGACAAGCTCAACCACAAGCTCAACCACAAGCTCAACCACAAGCTCAACCAGAAGGACAAGCTCAACCAGCACAAGGACAAACTCAAGGTGAATTTGAAGAACCAGCACAAGGTCAAGCACAAGGTCAAGCACAAGGTCAAGCACAAGGTCAAGCACAAGGTCAGGCTCAACCAGTTCAAGGACAGGCACAAGCTCAACCAGCTCAAGGTGAAGAAGAGGAAGAGGAAGAAACTGAAGAAGGTGAAGAAGGTGAAGAAGAATTACCTCTTTAATCTATAAATATTCAAAGAATTAAAACCCATCAAGAAATTGATGGGTTTTTTATTTAATATAAAATTACCAACAATGTGATTGTCAAATTTTAATATATAAAATAAAAAAGTTGTAATATGAAAATTTGTTGTTCATGTAAACAAGTAAAAACATTTGAATCATTTGGTAAATTAAGTTCAAGTAAGGATGGATATAGGTATGATTGTAAAGATTGTAGAAAAAAATATTCGGAAAATAATAAAAACAAACTTAAAGAGTATAAAAAAAATTACTACCAATTAAATAAAGAAAAGTGTAATAAATCAAGTAAAAATTGGTATTTAGATAATTTAGACCTAAAAAAAGAATATGATAAAGAATATGTTTTTAAGAATAAAGATAGGCGAAGTGAGACACATAAGAAGTGGAGAAGTGAAAATATTGAAAAGATAAGAGAATATAAAAAGGCTTACTACCATAGTGTTACTGTAAATGATCCAGATAAAATGATTAGAGTATCTGCTAGGTCTTTAGTAAAAAGATTTTTAAAAGTTAAAAAGAATACAACCAATGAAATAATTGGATGTTCTTATGAGTATTTAAGACAGTATTTGGAATCTAAATTTGAGTCTTGGATGTCTTGGGATAATCATGGTTTATATAATGGTGATTTTGACTATGGTTGGGACATAGACCATATTGTACCACTTTCTTCTGCTAAGACAGATGATGAAGTTATTAAATTAAATCACTATACCAATTTACAACCTCTATGTAGTAAAGTAAATAGAGATATTAAAAATGATAAAATTGATTTTTATATATAGTTAATGGTTTATATTAAAAAGTTTGAGAGTTTTCAAAGTGATTCTATATTAGTTATTGTCGATGTGCAAAAATCTTTCAGAAAGTACTTTTCTGAAATGTATTTGAATGAATTGAAAAAGTACTGTAATACTTTTCAATTTGTCTACCAAATATTTGATAATCATGTCGATGGTAAAAATGTAGATAAAGATTATTTATATGATGATAAACCTGATATTCCCGTTCATAAAGACCTTTATCATTTCCCTAATCAAAAAGACCTTATAGAAAAAAGATATAACTATGATGTAGATGCTGATTTCTATAAAAAGATTTTAGATAAAGAAGTTTATAACAAAGTTAGTAAAATGGAAGAAGAGAAAACTTTGAAAAAAGGTGATATCTTCAATACTAAAGAAGGAACTATTATTACTTTTATAAATAATAATCATGTCTGGTTTCACTGTCCTATTAAATTATATGAACTACTTAAATCGTTAAAAGGTAGAGAAGTTACAATTGTTGGTGGCGCTGATTCTGAATGTTTAGAGGACGTTGTTACAACTGCTGAAAGTTTAGGAGTTAAAATTAAAAGAGATTATAAGTATATTTATACTGCTAATAGTTGTCCTATATAACTGTTATATAAACTTCATACTCTGATATAGTGAATGCTACTTCCATCCATTCTTGATGTCTTTCAGGATCCTGATATATATT